TCTTATCTTAGGATCATTCTTCAAGATAAAATCTTTTTCATTCTCACCCTTATATCTAGTCGCATGACAAGCAAAGGTATCTGGTCTCTCAATTTCAGTGTCTTCTTGGTTTTGCCATTTGGGAATAATCATTTCATTACGAGTACCTATCTTAGGTACAAGTGTCATAAACTTATACGTGGGTACTGCATGTTGATTTGTTATAACGATTTGATCACTGTCACCTCTTTTGTTCCAAAATTGTAATGCATCTTGAAAGGTGTGTGCCCATTCTACATTTCCGTTCTCATAAGAAAACTGTGAAGTACCCCAGAATATAAACTTCTGATCCTCGTGTTTGTGTAGTAGGGGACACCAGTACCAAGAGTATATTCTTTTATCATGAATCTCTGCAACGATAGTAGTTGTCATATGCTAAACCCTGCACTTTCTAACCTAGGCATTTCAAACTTTGTTCTATGTAGGAAGTGTGTTATCTTACCATCTGGTCTATTGTTAGGCCACTGGTATGTCATTCTATTCCACATAGTATCCAGTTCTCTGACGTTGAATACAGGTTGAGATAATTGTAGGTTGATGTAACATTGTTCTGTGTATCTGGTGTGTAGAACATAATCATCTATAGACGTAAAGTGTTCTCTTGCCTTGTGTCTACCTTCTTTAGTCCACAGTTGCAATCCACCGTTGAGATATCTGAATCTTTCTTGTGGGTACAATACAGACTTGGGGAATTCCCAGTCTCCACCAAACAAATGTTTACCATACGCAATAATACCTCTTCGATGCATAGGAACATCCATCACACGTTTGATCCAGTTTCTAGGCCCACCAGTGAATACACCGAGTTCGTGAACCATTGCGACATCACCAATTTCTTTTTTAAATAAATTTTCTTGTGTGGATATCAACATGTCCAGATCAAGACATAGAATATTATCGAACTGATCAAAGTACTCATCATAAAATAAACGGAGCGAGTCGAGTCTAGGATCTAAATGTTTTAGAAACCTATCATGACTCAACTCATACTCCGCGTCACATATCTTTGCATATTTTTGTGCACTCCGCATTCCTGCGTGTGCCCAATCTGGCATTTCTGCCCCACCCATATCCGCATCGAAATTCTCATACGGAATGTAATACTGAAATATTAAATTTTTCATAATCTATTTTCTTGGTCTTGGCGCAGGAGCTCCTCCACCACCATTTGATTTTCCTTTTGTGTATGCCTGTGCACCGAAGAACGCACCCACTAAACCTGCTATTGCAACAAAATACGTAGGTGCAATATCTGCGAGTAACTCTCCAGTAGTTTCATACCCAACAACATCTGCAACGATAATACCAAGAGGATAAACCAAGAGTCCCCAAAGTGCGAACCATGCCATTTTTCTGATCTGATCCTCTTTTGCGTCTTCATTTTCTGCCCTCATCATTTCACGTTCCAACATAAATTCCTCATCAGTTATTACTCCATCACCATCTTTGTCAAAGTGTGCATACTTCGAACCTTCTTCAAGTGTTTTTGGTGCCATTAGAATACTCCTTAATGACTTGTGCAATTTCTTTTGCACGTTTATAACCATTACGAAGTCGGTTGGATCTGTATCCGTTACCGATAAACCACTCAATAGTATCTATACAAGAATTATTTTCACTCATTGTATAGTCTCTGGTGATTTCATCAAACTCTGTACGTAAATTTAGAATTTGAAATATGTTCAACTGTACCCCCTTGCAGAACTAAACATTCTACTATTTCTAATCTCCATTGCAGTCTGTAGTTCTTCTTTTAGATATTCAAAATCATCTTGATTTGCTTGAAAACGAATACCAATACCACCAGCCGCTTCCCATCTATGTATGTTTGCAGGTTTATCATCTATCAGTATAGAAGGCCCACCGTCACCATATGTTTCTGCGTACTTGTGTTTGTTTGCAGTAAAGATTAGATTTTTTACTTTAGGCATCATCTCTGCATCTTCTAACCATCTGCGTTTCCAATATGCAGAATTGTGTTCATCTCCACCTAATGGTGAAGAACAGATACCCCAGTCCATATTGTTTCGTCTTGCAGTATTAACAACGAGTAACCATATCTGATCAGTAAGTGGTGTAAACTTCGGTAGTGTAAAAAAGAAACCAGTACCCTTGAGATCATCAAGAGCACTCTTATAGTCCTTTATTTCTTTCCAGTGACTGACATTGTTCTTCTTTGCGAATGCACTAAAGAAGTCAGCAATGACTCCGTCCATATCTAAGTATATCATTCTATAAGATTACTCCATCGTTTTAGTTTTTCAACTTTCTTATTAGACCACATGAGAACATCCTCTTGATCTATATCAAGGTGCTTACAAGTAAGGTCAATCAAACATTGAAGATCACCAAGTTCCTTGGTTAATCTAGCGCGGTTCTTCTCATCGTCTTCTGGGAACCGCATCACTTTACTTGTGCATTGTATAACCTCGGCACACTCTTCCGCGAGTATGACTAGACATTCGTCCATTTGTGACCAAGTAGCATCTGTATTCATACTTCAAACCCCAGAGGTTCGAGAACCATTTCGATCTCGGTCATTCTTTGTCTACAGAGCATTTTTGCCCAACCAAGACCAGGCGTGATCTTTTTCTTTTTCTCAAACGCCTTTAGTTGTTTTGCAAAAAACTCATAGTCTTTTTTCAACTTAGGAGCAAAATACTTTGTTTCTAATTTTGGATCTAACATTACGCAACCTCCTCTAAAATTACGTTCATTTCTTTTACGATATCTTTGTATGTTGCAATCTTTTTCTCAATTGCATACTTCTTCATTTTTACTGATGAAGTGTTACCGTAAAACGTAGTTAGATATTTTTCTAACTTTTTAATTTCATTTTCATACTGTTCAATCATTACGCAACCTCCTCAAATTGCATTTCTTTCTCACACATGTATAACATGGTAGGTTCATACTCATCAGGTTCATCATCACCAAAAGGTAAGTCTTTCCTGACATACTCATTCACTGCTTCCGAAAACTGACAGTAATACATTTCTGTATATTTCTCAGAAGGTTGATACTCCATGAAACAGTCGGAGTCAACGAAGTCCCAGTTAACAGTGCCATCATCATTGATGTTCTCTGGGTTCTTTGCGGCCTTCTCAACAGACGCATAAATCTTACGATACCAATCTTGCATAATATATCCTCTCTAATTACAGATACATTATGACATACTTTGATTCGTTTGTCAAGTCTTTTTTTAATTTATTTGAAAAAAAGTTGTCTTCTATCGTACTCTGCTTTTGTTTCCAACAGAAGATCGACATAGTTATCTCTATGTTCTTTAAATACCATAGGTTTACTTTCATCAACATCCATGACAATAACAGTGTTTGGTATTGATAGACCTGTTCGTTCTTCAAACATAATTGCATATGCAGATGCTTGTGCGAAGTAACTAGAGATCCACTCTTTCTTCTTTTCCCTACGTGATGTCTTGAAGTCTACTATCGATGGTACACCATCAAATTCTGCTATGCAGTCACAACGACCAGCCATACCAAGATAACTACTAAAAAGAGCAACTTCGAGACCAAAGATCCTTCCGATAGATTTATCAAGTATTGGCCGCAGATTCTGTAAAGACTGCTTAACATGTGGGAAATAGTCTTTTGTATTTGCATTGTTTAAATAATCCTCTACTATACTGTGCACCTGAGTTCCACGAGAACTCGCACGACTACTGACTTTGTTAGCCTCTTCATCACCTACACGCTTTCTCCATTTACGTATAGAATCTTCACTCAGAATTTTTAATATTGTTGTAACGCTAGGATACTCAATCCCATTAGGATCACGATAGCGGCGACCTCGTTTGGATGTAACCGAATCCAAATCCATATATCCAAGATCCATTTTTTCATGTTGGAAACTCCTCATTACTCGAAATCTTTCATCTGACCCATTACAATAAGTTTATTTAAAAAATCTGTATCAAATGAAACATTACCAGTTCCACCTGCAATTAGACAAGTACCACCTGTAAGCATCTTTTCTACGACTGCAATCTGTTGATCTTTTGCATCGTACATTACGAAGTACATAGTATCATGTTTGCTTCCGTCTGTTTTAAATGAATTACCCTTAAAACCTAGTAGTGGTTGCATATCATCTTTGTATAGTTGGTTCCACATATCAAGAGCAATACCACCATCACCACATGGTACTGGTTTACCGTATAGTTGAACCATTTCTTTTGACACTTCTGTGGCGGCAGCTGCAGATGCGAACAACATTATTATTAATATTTGTAAATATTTCATTATCTCATTCCTAACATTTCCTTCGTCATTATGTAGTCACGAAGGAAGTCCGATCTTACTATGTCCTGCCAACCGAAAGTTATCACACTAAAATTCTTCAGTTGTTCCATGACTCGTAAGAACCTCTGGATACCATCCCTCTCTGCAGGATCTTTAAAATCCGACTGGAGATAGTCTCCGCTAAATATGACTCTGCAATTGTTACCTACACGTGTGATAACAGAGTCAAGTTCGTGGAAGTTTAAGTTTTGCATTTCATCCACGATTATTATGGCATTGTCAATCGTTAGTCCCCTAATGAAAGACGTTGTCATAAATTGTATTTGGTTTGCAGTGACCATCTTATTATAGAATGCGGCCCCTGACACACCAAACAATTCAGAACAAATTGCCTTGTACGGTGTTTCGAACACTTCTTGTTTTTCTTCAACAGATCCAGGCAGGAAACCCATTTCCCTTGTAGGAACTATTGAACGGACAATGATTACTTTATCAAAAGGTGTATTCTTCTCTAACATAGATTCTATTGCGAGATACAGTGCAACAAATGTTTTACCTGTACCTGCAGATCCTGTAAGAACTAGGTTATCACCTTCATCCCATGCATCATATGCTTTCTTCTGATTTTCTGTTTGAGGTTCAAATTCATACAAATCATCATAGAACGCCTTAGCTCTATTACTACTCATGTCTTTATTGTATTACCTCTACCAGAGTTATCTTTAATTCTTCCTAGATGTTCTCTCCAATCAGATCCTGCTCGTGATAGAGTACCTTTTGTATCTGTCACAAACTTTGGTGTACTTAACATCTGAAATAGATCTGGATCTACGTTTAAAGTCTCTTGCAATTCGTTCCAAGACATAGTCACTTCAAACTCTTCACCAGTGGATATTCTTTTTAAATTATAAATCGGCATCATTATCTCCTATGCACACTTATTTATAAACCAACTAGGTTGTTCTCTTTTAGTCCATACCATTTTGAACCTATCCTGTTTTGTGTGATAGTACTCTCGATAAGACCTGATTGTCTGACCTTCATGCATACACTGTGGTTCGTGAGTCATTGCAAGCTTGAAGTCTGTCATTGGTACGTGTGGAATACTATTAGGTGGTTTGACCAACCAGTACTTTAGTTTCTCTGTAGTATGTCTCTTACCATAACGATAAGTATACTCGTCAAGTAAAGCACAAAAATGATCATAGTGCCAACGATAGTTGTACACTGATTCCATAGTCCATACTGTGCAAGGATGTCCACGATGTACTGCTTTGTACAGAACCTCTTCCATATGTGGATTCTGTAATTGGTAGTACTTGATGATTGTCTTACCTGATACAGATGGACGTTTAGTTTCTACACCATCGAGTATACGATGTGCAGTAGATAACATCTGTGCAGATTCGACAATCATCTTGACAACGTGTTTGTCACATTGTGATTGTGCCGCAATCTTAGGATTGTGATCTAGTATAAAAATGTTCATGGTATTCACTCCCCCCATATAACTTAGCTTTATTATACAGGTATTTACATAATATGTCAACAGTTATTTTTTTATTTTAAATTAATTTCTCTTATCGTTTTCAATACAAATTCCCTCTTCTTCTGGATCTTTTCGGCTCTTGTTAGTTGTCCTCTCTTTTCTAGTTTCTTAGCATATATGTCTAGTTCTTCGGAGTCTTTTTTCAAACGTTCTATTTGAGCTACTACCATTTGTATTTCCTATAAAAAAAGAGCGTACACGAATGTGCACACTCTAGTTAGTGTTAAAATTAAAAAGGTGATTTAAGTTATTAACCTTTGATAAGGCCAGGGAATGTTTCCTCAACAATTGCTTTCGTCAGTCCTTTCGGCGTTTTCTTGTTTACCATATTAACTACGATTTGAGCATCTTGAGGATGTATACCTTCCAACATTAAGAGAAACATTCTTTCTTTTTTAAACTGAGGAGTTTTCATTTCCATACCTTCAACAAAGAACTTAAACTTACTGTTCTGTCTTCGTAGATCTGTGGGATGGTTATGCGCCTCTGAAGGAGTGTATGGAGGTTCACCTACTGGAATAATCCATTTTAAGGATTTATCCATAGAACCTCTTATAACATCTTTTAATGCCCAACTCTCATGGGTTTTTAAAATCTTAATCTTATCATCTTTTTTCTTGGTCTTAGCAATCTCTTGCAAAACCTCAAAAATATATTTTGTCTTCATATTAATTCCTCAACGGATTCAATCATCATTTTCATATTGTTATTTATCAAATAAGGAAGTACTAAACCCTTCTGCGACCATTTATCCTGATCTTTATATTGATGGATTATTTTTTCCTGTATATGATTCGGTGTATACGTTAGATCAATCAACGTGCGATTGCGTTGATAGTTTCTGTACCAATCAGAGTATTGATAACTTGTATCAGTACCAGATAACTGATCTAACATTGTGTCTTTCTTCTTGCGAGATAGTGGTTTCTGTCTTTCGCCTTCCACGAACACATTATCGTGCGAGAGTACGTTTGGCACTCCATCTCCTGCGTCACCAGTAAGTATCTTTTCGGTGAGACCTACGTGAGGGTTTGTTTCTCTATACTCTTTTTTTAGTAGTGGTGAGTATTGACGCACGTTGTTATACCTCTGTAGTTGTAAGAAGTCTTTATCTGCAGATACGATCATTACGTTTTCGTATTCACCAAACTCTTGTGTGTTCTTACAAAGAGTACCAATAATATCATCGGCCTCACATTCCTCTACATGTATTACTTTGTAAGGAAAGTTTTCTCTAATTTCATCACGTACCTTGTTGATGATACGGAATGCCTCGTTCCAGTCTAGTCCAGACTTGTCACGTGCTTTCTTTCTATTTGCTTTGTATTGTTTGTAGTACTTCTTGCGCCAGTTGTCCTTACCGTCACAAGCAATGACTAGTTCACCAAACTCTTCTTTGTACGCATTACGATACATCCGTAAAGAGTTGATGATCATATGTCGAATCATATTCTCATCATTCTCTTTATTGATTGCAACGTTTGCGGCAGATAGTCCACCATAATCTACAATAATCATAATTCACCTTTTAATTGTTTATACAATTGTACCACATTATAATAGGTTTGTCAACCCGCCGCTTCTTGTACTTCCTTCGCACTTACAACACCTTCGTTCATAAGTTTGTTTCGGTTTGCATAATGACCACGTTCTATGTCTGCTTTATTCTGACCAAAATACTTTACTGCATGTCCTTCTTCTATTAGGATCTCAGTAAGCATCTTGTCTCCAATAATAAAGTCGCCAAGGATACGACCAAACTTGCCCTTCATATCTTCACCGTCTTTCGCGGCAAATGTCTTGAGTATCATATCTTTTTTTACCAACTCTTCTACACGATCCTTTGCAGCGAGTCCAAATACTTTTTCTACCTTGTCTCGTGTTCTAGACTCTGGTGTATCGATACCCATTACACGTACACGTTCGTCTTTTAACCACACACCAAAACCAAGATCAATGTCAACATCAACCGTGTCGCCATCGACTACCTTCACAAGTTTTGCTTTATATTCATACATTCGATATTCCTTTTAAATGTTTACTATGAATCTTCCCACCAATAAACTCATTGTAATAATCTTCTCGGAATAATACATCTCTATCAAATTGTTCTTTCATTTCAAAGTATGTCATTTCGCCTTTTGATTTACATAGTCTTATAATTTCTCTTTTAAAATCTTCGGCTCTTTCTTCTACTAATATCTTTACTTCTTCACTTGATCCAAAGTAACTTCTCCAATCGGACTCAGTTCTAGTTCTGACTCTTCGTTTTCTCTTTTTTGTTTTGGGAAGTATCTTTGGTTTCCAGAAGTTCTTTTTACCGATATATTTTCTCCCAGTATTTATATCTGTAATGATGTAGACAAACCCCTGAAATTCTTCAGGGGTCTCATTAAATTCTTTGTCTTTGTAATACCACATACACTTATGTATCAGATTCAGTAATGTCCTCTATATCAGAATGACTGTATCCACATATTGGACAAAACTTAGGCGATCCACCATCTTCTACCAATACAATTGTAACGGATTCACATTCTTCACATTCTATTCTATATTCTTTTTCCACTGCTTCTTTTGCCTTTTCTTGTTCCGTACCCAAGCCTTTTCATAATCTTCATTCTTTGATAGTAGTGATATCCACCCCATTCCGAAATCTCTTTTTTAGTTCTGCCACAACCAACGCAAACGTCATCGGACAATCTACAAACAGATCGACATGGGGTGATATAATCAGAAGTCGATTTCACATGCTCCGCCTGCACATGCGGCAGCCGCGAGAGTATCTACATCTGTATATACTTTCTCTGTGAGATCAGTTTCCCATTCTACTTGTTTTAGATTACTTTGTATCTTTTCCCACTTGTGGAGTAGATATGCATCTTTTAAACAATACTCGGTTTTCTTCATATCACCGTCAAGATAGTTTTCTGCAAATCTTTCGAACCTACGAACCCAGTCTTTCTTTGCAGAGTTTTCTGAAGACTCTATTGATATATCCTCACCCATTCCCATTGCGGTAGAACAAGCAGTCCATAAGTTGTCGTAGACTTTTAGTGCATCAACAACCATACCAGATGCAAAGATTGCACCTTGGTCATACTTCGCAACCATTTGTTCTGCGTCTATAACTTGTGTGTTAGGTGCTTGGTTATAGTCCTTGTCACCTGTTGGAGATAGGAATGAAATGCCTGAAAAAGAATAACGATTTTTATATACGTACTTCTCTACTTCATCCCAATCGTCTACTATGATTGTGTTTGATACGTTATGGTGTATACCTTTATCTGCACATAGGTCTTCGTTTGTACCTGCAACGACCCAATACTTCTGTGCTTTCTTAACGAGTTCTAGATGTTTTACACCATAGAGATCATCTTTGAACATAGAACCCCTCTTAGGTACAATTGGAAAAGACACAACAACATCTGTCCCACCTGCAGACCACACTGACTCTTCGACCATAAATGGATTGGACTTCGCAATCGCTTGTGTAATCTCAGACTCCTTATTCATCTGTATATTTCGAATGTACATTGGTGAGTGTTCTGCGTGGATGCCAGACGCGGTCTGGAGTAAAACTGATGCGTTACCAGATGGTTTTACACAAGTAGTACGAGCAGCAGGGTTAATCCCAATAATACTAGCAACTTCTTTATTAACCTTCTTAACAATGTTTGCTCCCTTTTTTAGGATCTTTTCATCAAAAAGAACATCAGGGTTATTCATCCACCCTGTAATGGACACACCTAATAACGCTTCACGATCAAATATTTTCTTTGATGTATCTGAGATAAATTTGAAATCTGTATATCCCGCCTGCATAGTTCCTAAGATTGCAGCTGCACGACATGCTTGAAAAAAGTGTTCTTCACTACTACACATACCACCATTGATCTCTGTCAAGTTACAACCTTGCCAACCAGACTTACCTTTGTGTTGTGGGAACATTCCTATTTCCACACATGGGTTAGTCGTATGTTCTTTTGATGTTGTGAAGTAGAAGCCTGGTTCTCCGAATGACTTGACTGACTCCATTATGTTTTTGAACATTTCTGGAGTTGCTTCGTCTCGAACAATCACTGCAGAGTTATTAGATCTACCACGTTGTGGATTGTCCATAAACCAGTTACCAGTTTTCGCAGTCATCATTTCGTCATCCTCTGGAGAGAACAAACAGATGGTTGCGGATCTTCGAACACCACCAGATAGAACTGCGTCAGCAGAATGCATACAAACGTCATACACTGTAATAGGACGCATGTCAATAGGTTCTTTTGCATCCATGACTAGACCTTGTAACATATGTTCAATCTTGTCTAGTGTTCTGCGTAAACCTTCTGGGCCTGGTGCTTTAAATCCACCAGAGATCTTTGCACCCTTCGGACGAATCTGAGACAGATCAAAGAATACTCTACGACCTTCATAGTCTGGATGTTTACCACCACCCACAAAATAAGAAGACATCAACACGTCTAGTGCGGATGCCCAACCCTCAATGGAATCTTCTACGATGTAACCTTTTGCTTGTTTCGTTCTCTGTTGTATCTTTGGTAGTTTTGCAACGTGATGGTTCTGTACGGAAAAACCTGCACCTGCACCACATAGTAGAATATAGAAATACTCTCCAAAGAACTCTGGACGATCTGCATAAGATGATGTACAATTGTACATTCTCATTTGGTGTTTCATTAACTGATCACCACCGAACTGCAACGCACGTTGAGCACCTAGTACTCTCTTTTCTTTATAAGCGAGTCTAGCTTCTTCGATATAACTTTGTAATTTATTTAATTTATTTGAATATGTATTTTCGTGCATTAATAGCACACGATCTACGGCTTCGTCCCAAGTCTCATAATTATTCTCTTCGTCTTTAAATCTCGAATAACCGTCATAAAACTTTGTCTCAGACAAAAACTCACGTGTGTCTGCAAATCGGTTTTGCATACTGCGATTCCTTTGGTTGATTGTTTTTTCAGATGGTGATATTATATATCATTTTTAGGGTTTTGTAAACCCACAATATGTAGGTTTTTTTAAAAAAATTTATCTAGATCGTGCTTTTTCTACCGCCCTAGATCCAAACCAAAATGATATGATTGCGGCAAAGATTGCCTTTGTATCTTCATCCCACAGTAACTGTATTGCCTGATCAAATGGTGTACCAACTTCTAGTGCATTCATCAACAATGTAATTTCTATTGCGGCGAATAAACCAAAGAAGGCATACGTAATGACTGGTCTCACAGATTTCTGTAATACAGATGTCCATCCAGTTGATTGCATGATTGCAGTGTCGTGAGCAATGAGTCGTGCATGTTCTTTGTCTGCACCCATCTTGTCATACATCTGCATATCAAAGTCCATGCCTTGTTGTTTCAACTCTGCCATGGCTTTCATTTTTTCTATCTCGTGTTTACGATCACCCTTTGCCTTAAACACGTCTAGGACTTGTGGAAGTGC